AACAAGACCCCCGTTGACATCACTGCCGGTGCTGTGGCTCTAGGCTCTTTGCTGGAATGGCTTCCGGCAGTGGCAAGTTTGCTCACCATTGTCTGGATGACCATGCGCATCTACGAAACAGTTCTGGATATTCGCCGTAAACGCGAGGAGCGCAAACGTGGGCATTCCGCTTGAACTCATCACCATGCTTGGCTCAGGCTTGCTCTCCGGCCTGCTTACGATCTGGGGCCAGAGCCAGAAGGCCAAGCAGGACGCTTTTCAACGAGCCATTGACGGCTTGGCCGCTCAGTCTCAGGCAACTGACTTGGCACGGCGCTATGAGAACAAAGGCTTCCAGATCACCCGCCGCATCATTGCCCTCGCTGCCGTAGCTGCTATCATCGTCTGGCCCAAGGTTGTCTGTGTCTTTTGGCCCGACATCGCTGTCACGGTAGGCTATACGCAGTGGACACCCGGCTTCCTGTTCTTCACCGAGGGCAGCGAAATCGTAAAGTGGCAGTCGTTGAAAGGTCTGGTCCTGACGCCGCTGGACACTCATCTGGTCAGCGCCATAGTCGGGTTGTACTTCGGTGCCTCTATGGTCAAGAACGCGAGATAAAAAGAGGGGGCTTAATTGCCCCCTCAGTCTATAAGGTGCCACATCTCTTGTAGAATGGCACGCTCCTGCTGCGCTTTGCGGTGTTCTTCTCCGGCCTTTTTGATCTCGTCCAGAGTTCTCTGACAAGCCTCGCACCGCTGACCGCTGCTGTCTATTTTACACAAGCGTAAACAAATTTTCATCTGCTACTCCTAGCGAAACGGCGGACCAGTAATCCACCCGTTCAGGCTGTATCGAGTTCCGGTAATCACCGGCGTCACTCGATGCCAATAGAACGAGGGAAAGATCACCATATGGCCTCTGTTGCGCATGGCAGGCTCGGGAATGGTCCTCTTCTTATACGTGGCCGAAGGCGTTCCCCAACTGAACTGGAAGTCGCCCCCGTCATAGTCCTCGTTCAAAACCACATTAAACGTCAGCTTTCGCATCAAAAGGCCTTTGGTTTCCGCCAAGGGCCTTATGTCTGTGTGCCAGCCGTAGTGCTGGTCGGCGGCGTATTTGGACAACTGCAACGGCTCGATTCCTGAAAGATCGAAGTTCCACCCGGCTTCTTCATTGGCCACCGTTGCCCAATGTTGTACCAACTTACACAGGTCTGGGTGCTGGACGGCAAAGACGGTGTTAGAGCGAACGCTCTTGCGAACCCTGTCATCAGCTACTCTGCCCTCTTTTTCTTCTAGCTCGTCGCAGAGCTTTATCAGAGCTTCGCAGAAGCCCGGATCGAGGTGCTGCACCTTGCTCAGCGGCCCAGAACGCCAGACCTGTGTAAACAAAACAACCTCCTAGCGATTGTCGCCGCTACCGCTCACCGCGTTGCGGCCGCTGCGGTCTTGCAGCTTTTTCAGATTTGCTTCTGCAACAGTATCGAGACCCACTCCAAGATCAGTACAAAGAGCAGCGCAATACCAAAGAACATCGCCGATTTCAGCGCAGACTTCTTTGACGGTAGCGTCATCTATAACCCCATCTCGGTCTCTATAGATTTTCTTCAGCTTGTTAGCAACCTCGCCCGCTTCGCCAGCTAGACCCATGGTCGGGTAGATCACCTTGTACCTTTCAGGGTACACGGCTGTCTCCGTTGCCTGCTTCTGATAGTCTTCGAAGTTCATTCGAGTTCTGAGAAAAGCGTTCTGCTCTCGCAAGGATCGTACCTCTCCAAACATTTCACTAGGCCATCGCATGTTCATCTATACCTCACGACGTAGTGCCATTGACGTATTCCACTATATTGTAAGCAGCCCATCCGGCCTTAGCCGCTTCTCTCTCTGCTTCTTCCTTTGTAGAATACAAAGTTGGTTTGTGATTTCCGTCCTCATCTATTTCAAACAGGTCAAGAACATATAAATACCCCTGATCAACAAGAACCTGTATAGCATACATTCTTGTCCTCCTCTTTAGCTATACACCGCAGCTGCCGCCGTGGCCGGTGATGTCGCAGATGTCGTGAGTCTCTACTCCCTCTTCGAACTCTTCGCCCAGCTTCTCTACAGCCTCTTTATAAGGCACAGCGCTAAGAGGTTGTCCCCCTCGACATCCGTTAGGGTACACGGTGAAGCCTCGCAGCCTATGAGCATAACTGGCAAGAGTGTCAGCAAACGACGTAACCGTATCTTCATTGTTCAACCTGCTGCCCCATTCCGGCAGATTGATCGTGCTGGAAATAGACATATCCACATAGTCCTGCACGTCTGCTTGGAAGGCGATGCGCCGCTCAAAGTTCTCGGCCAGATCAATGGCCGACTCGATCTTCTCCGGATCGGTGTCGTAGAGATTGATGATCTCCTGCGCAGCCGAGTCCACCACGTACTGATAGTGCCAGCGGTTCTGTCCCTTCAGATACCTGCGTTTATAGGCCACTGCAAAAATAGGCTCAACGCCAGTGCTAGTGCCAGCAAGAATGCCAATACTTCCGGTAGGCGCAATAGCTCGATTAGCAACTGGAACAGAAACGCTAAGATCATCAGCAAACCGGCGGCTAGTATCATCGCTGACGCCTTTATAAACAGCAAGCCACTGATGAAGCTCTGGCGTGACCTCATAGCGATAACCTTTCTTGATCAGCCATTCGTGCATACCCATAAGACCCAGACCCAGTCTGCGGTTCTTTTCTCTGGTCTCGTAGACCTTGTCGTAGGGCAGAGTGGCCCTGAGCGTTCCGCACAGCAGGAACTTAGTTGCAAGTGCAACTATCTCGGCAAATTCCCGTAGATCGTTAATTCGACCGAGATTAATGCTGCCAAGATTGCAAACGTCAGAATCATCCTCAGATGTGACTTCGGTACAGGCGTTTCGCAGAGTCTCTCGCTCGTGTTCGAAGAAGTTAAAGCTAAATCCTGGCTCTGCTGTGGACAGGGCCTGCTTGACGTTGGTTTTGAAGACGCTTCCGACATCCCCGGTCTTCCAGTAATTGAGCAGCCATTCGGTATCGTAATTGACACTGATGTTGGTCATGTCCAGCGGAGCGATGTAGTTGAAGTCCTGCTCCTTCACCTGACCTACGCTGAAGCCGGTGGTTCCTACCGGCATATCGTACCAGTTCTTTGCCGAGAGAAACTCCTCAACGTCGCGATGCTTCCAGTTCAAGCTAGCGTAGATCGCAGAGCGGCGGCTACCGCCCTGCATCACTCGACGACCGATCTCGTTGATCATCTGCATCTTCGGAATAGGACCGCTGGCAATGCCGCCGGTCTTGCTCAGTCCAGAGCCGGAGGGGCGGTAGACCGAGTAGTCGATGCCGATACCGCCTCCGGTCATCAGACAGGACTCCGATTTCCACGAAAGATTGGCCCAATCTTCGCGACTGTCCTCTTCAGCCTTGAGCAGGTAGCAGTTGTTGAAGAACTTGTTAGGGCGACCGGCGTAGTAGAGATAGCGACCGCCGGGAATGAACTTCAGATCGGTGATGATCTGAGTCAGTTCGTCCTTCTCGCTCTTGCTCATGTTGTCTTGGCAAACGTCCTCCACCAGAACACGTGCCAGACTCGCCCACGTCTCGCACCCTTGGTGAGCGTACTTGTGTCGAAAGATGTCTTCGCTAAACTTGGAGCGAAACATAGGATTTTCATTGCTCTTAAAAACCATCGCAGTCCACCGGCCTCAGTTCAAAATCGTTAATTTTCTCACACACTTTGTCATACAGCGTGTGCAGTAGTTCTAAAGAGTCGATCTCCAGAATATCCAGTATCTCCTCGGGAGAATAGGCCTTGGCCAGATCGTCTAGAATTTCGTCAGAAACCATACGTCTCATTTTCAGACTTCTCTTTCAGCAGGAACACCGGCTTACCGGAGCGGAACTTAAGCTCCAGACCCTTGTCTTTCCAGCACTCCTGCTTATGCGGACAGTAGGAGCAGTTGATGCCCAGCTTCTTGCGATTAGAGCCTCGGTCCTTCACCGAGTCGAAAGCCCGATCAGGCGGCTCAGTTTGCGCGAGAGCTTCGCGGACCATCGCAATGCGAGAAGACGTGTCTTCAAGACCCTCATGTGTATACGTAGCAAGCTCGCCGTTACTCTTATCGAAAGCGAGAAAAGTACCCTGTGACTTGCCCAGCGCGTTGCCGTAACCGCTAATCTGTCCAACATAGCCAAACGGATCGTCCTCTGCCAGAGTGCCTTCCTTGAACTTCCTCATGCCGTAGGAACTGGTGGACTTCACATCGACCAGTTCACCGTCGATCACCGCGTCCAAGTGGCCCTTAACGCCGTCGATCTCGATCTCGCGCTGCTGATCCTCGACCTTGTGTCCGGCTTCGCGAGCGAGGTAGAGCAGCAGAGCCTCTACGATATCGCCCATCATAAACTTCAGACGAGTCTGCGGCGTCAGAGGCTCAGGATCATGCTCGCCGTTCACGTCGTACCACAGCGCTCTCACGCACGGTTTGCCGACGTTGGACATGCACAGCGCACCACGCTTCGGGCTGCTGCTCATCCAAAGCTGCCGCCTAACGCCGTCCATGACCGCCATGCCAAAAGACATGAGCCACTCCTGATTAGGGTTCTTCTTGCCCGTGTTCATAAGAGCGTAAATGTCGTCTACAAGAGTGTCTATTGTCTTATCGCTCATCAGCGTATTCCACCTTTTTGATGTCTTTGTGAGTCTTGATCTTTCCTCTGCGGAGTTCGGAGATGCGTCTGTGGTCGTAGCCATTTTCAGCGCACCAGTCTGCCATTGTCTTGTTCTCAACCACCTCTTCGCGACCGCCTTTGAACAGCACGGTGAACGTGCCTCTGTAGGCAGGGTTGGTAACTCCCGACAGCTTCAGCTTCTCGCGCAGTTCGGAAGAGACGTAGGAGTGGACGGGGCGGTAGAACCGCTGCCCGCCCACATTGGCATTGTAGTACAGATCGCTCTCCAGCACACCAAGTTCGATCTGTAGCTTCATCTCGTTGTAGTACAGATCGCGCTTGGTGGGACAGAGCATCAGAATCTCGAAAGAGAACGCCTTCTTGCCTAGCTCAGCTATCTCAGGCTTGAGATAGTTGCTGCTGGAGCAGTAGAAGCGCCATTCGCTAGCAGCGACCCGTTTGCCCTTCTTGAACCTCCACAGGTGCTTGCACCCTATGTAGGCCTTTCCGGTGTCCAAACGAGTGATCCGGTAGACGAAACCCAGATGCTTCTCCGGGTTAAACTCGCCTACCAGATCAATGTTCCAATGACCGTACTTGCTGGACACTTAGAAGGGAACCTCGTCGCCCTTTTCAAACGGCGAGGAGAACTCGCTGCTCTTCTTAGGGTCAAAGTCCTTCGAGTACTCCACCGCTTCCAGAATCTGGACGGTGTCGATGAACGTGGTCGTGCCGGTGCCGTACTTGTTGTTGTACGGCATCTGCGTAACCTTCACCACGCCAATGGTGCCGGGGCCGAGCTTCTGCGGCCCGCTGTACTCGTTGCGCTCCGCGTCGATCACTCGCGGCTGACGCAGCGTCTTAAGCTGGACGTAGGCCATGCCGTCGTACTTGTCCTCGCGCTGATTGATCTTCAGCCCGATATTGCGAGCGTTCTTCACCTGATCGCCTTCAAGAAGAACCGCAACGCTGTAGCGGTCGTACTTGTCCTTCTCCTCAAAGAGGTAAGCGTAACGCAGTTCGCCTTTGATGTAGTGTTCGCTAGCCATTAGTGTATCTCGCTCCAGTTTTGACCAATTTTGATATCACAGTCCAGTGGGCAGCTCAGGCTGTAGAGCTTATTGACGTGTGATAAAGCAATTTTAACACAGCCTGACGCCAAGTCAACGCTTTCTTTCACGCTTTCCAAAACTAATTCGTCGTGCACCATTGCCACTACTCCGGCCTTGGCTCGTTTAGAAACAAGAAGATAGTCCACGGACATGAACCACTTCTTCATCAACACCGCCGAAGAGCCTTGAATCAGAGTGTTCAGCGCAGCGTGTTCGCTCCGCACTCGGATCAATCTCCCGTCGATGGCCTTCAAGTAACCCTGCGCCGCCTTGCGCGAAACGGCAGAGCGCAGTCGGGCAAAGGCAGGCATGTTGGACATGAAGCGCTGCTTCAACGCCGCCCCGTCGCGCTCTGAGCCGTTGACGATCTGGCCGATCTTGGCATCTCCAGCGCCATAGCACAAAGCGTAGATAAACGTCTTCGCTTGATCTCTGGTCTCTAGCCCTGCCATCTTTTGGTTCGCCGTGTGCACGTCGCCGTTCAGGATTTCGTCGATGAAACGCTTATCTCCCATGTAATGCGCCAGAACTCGCAGTTCAAGACCTGCGGCGTCGGTGTCTAGCAAAACATTGTCGCTGTCACGTCTAGGCACCCACAATGCTCTGCACTCCTTGCCCAGTTCAGATCGCACCGCCGGAACTTGTTGCAGATTAGGATCGACACAGGACATTCGATTAGTCACCGCACCCAGCGTCATATATGTACAGTGGACGCGACCGTTCACAGCGGCGTCGATCCAAGACTTGATCATGCCGGTGCGTTTTTGCAGCAGAAAATATCTGGCAAAAATCCTGGCCTCCGGCAGATCGCAGCTGGACAGAGTGGTTTCGTCCACCTTCGGCTGACCGGTTTCGGTAAAGCTGCGCGGCTTCCAGCCGAGTTCGATCAGGCGCTCTCCGATCTGCTTTCTACTGGCGGGATTGAACTCGTGCACGATATCCTTCAACGGCTTTCCCGTGCGCTTGTGCGTGCGGCCGCTCTCGATCTTGGGCGGAAACACGTCACACAGCTTGAGCGCGATCTCGCTCTGCTCAGCATACAGCGTGTTGTATAGCTTCTGTGCCGCAGCAACGTCAAAACCAAAACCGGTCTTGGAGACCTTGTTGGCCATGATCTGCATACGGTGTTCGTCTTCCACAGCGCTCTGGCTGAACTCCTTCATCTCTTCCAGCAGATGCACGTAGATCGCCTTGCAAACGCGAACGTCTTGCTTGCAGTACTCCAGCATCTCAGGCGTAAGCTCTGCCCATCCGCCGTCGTAGTCCTGCTTCGCCTCTCCCAACCGTTCGCCCCACGCAGCCAGACCATGGCCTTTGTCGCGATCCGGGCGAGAGAGGCGAGAGAGGACAACGGTGTCTCGCATCTTGTGCAGAGGAACGTCGATGTTCCACAACCGTTTCAGCACCGGAAAGTCGAACGAGCAGCCGAAGTGAGCCACCACTGCGTCAAACGAGTCCAGATAGTCCTGTAGGCCGTAGGCGTCGTGAAAGACTTCTATCTGCTCAGAGCCTATGGCGCTGGCGCAGACGCAGTGGATCACGCTGGGAGTGAGCGAGTCGCACTCGATGTCAAGAACAACTGCGGAGAGCGGGCCAGCAGACGGGGAAGAGTGTGGCGCAATATTCATCTATCTTCTCAGCTATCTCTCTGGTTTCGGCCTGTGCGTCGGGCTTGATACGGAGCGAGCAGATGCGGCTAAAGGCAAACAGCGAACCGCTCCAGTACCATTCTGTAAACAGCGACTGCGGCAGCACAGCGCGAGCCTGCTCGGGACATACGCCTAGCTCGATCATTCTCTTATACGCATCCACAGCGTGTCGCACAGCGTCTTCGTACATATAGTTGACCACGCTCTGCGACGCAACAGCTTCGTCCAAAGACCCTTGCTTTTTATCATCCGCTCGCTGACGCCACAGCGGACAATGCCACGTCTCAGGCTCGTAGTCTACATAGCGACGGCTGACCTCGTTCCAGACCAGCCCGATCTGGTGCTTGCCCAGCTGTCTCGCCACAAATATCGGAGCCGTGACGCGAAACTGTAGCTGCGGATGTGCAAAGGGAGTCCAGTGCTTGTGCTTGGCCAGATACTCGACCAATCGCTCGTCCTGCTTGCTGAAGCGTTTGCTCTCCTTGGCAAAGCTTACTCTGGCGGCGTTGACCACGGTCAAATCGCTGCCCATGTGGTCGATCAATGCAACTGACATCAATATTGTTCTCTCCATCATATAAGTTGCAGTTGTTCCGGATTTTCGTATACTTTCTGTAAACTTTTGTGCGGCAGATCGCCAAACTCTATATCACAGAAGTTTCCGCAATCTGGTGTTATTTCTTTTTGCATATTACCCGCTTCGTGGTCTAAATCTTTTAGGAATGTACCGTTTATACATGATCTTCCCAGAATCTGCTCAACATCTGACATTCTCTGGAATGTTTCCGGAAAATCTTTTCTGATCTTATTCCAGTAGCCCTTCCCACCTTTTACGCAGCCTATACAATTATTGTTTGAGTAACCAAGCTCATACATTTTAGGCATTTTTATGCCAGCGGCCTGTAAAAAATGAAGTGCATTTGGTTTGGTTATTTTCTTTTCAATAAGAGGGAAAAGAGGTTTTGCCGCCGGATATTGTTCTTTGAATCTTATTGCTCTATTAACCTCTTTCTTGGAGTATTCAAAACCAAAAACTTGTCCGTCATAAATCATCTCATCTTCAATTTTCTGTCTTAATCTCTTCTTTAAAACTAAAGTACACCTAGCGCCGCTGGGACCATTGATATATTTATCTTTCAGGATAACATCAAACTGATCGTTATATTTATCTGAAGTGACTACCTCTATCTCTTTATCGTACCATTTCTCGCAGTCCTCCTTAAATCTTTTATTATCTGTATGGGCAGTATCTATGTGGAAATAAACTGGAAAGACATTTCCTTTTCCGTAGATGTCTATAGCTAATTTTGTAGCCACTGCACTTGTTACTCCGGCACTCCACCAAGATATTATCATCCTTGTCCTCTGTTTTTCTTTCTCATGCCGCTGAACGGAGAGCGTTTCGATAGGCTCTTCTTATGGTTAAATGGTCTAGGCTTTCGACGGCGCTTTGTTTTTGATTTAGGCTCAAATTCGCCTTTGGCGGAAATCTTCTTAGCCATCAGAACTTCTCCTGCAAGGGCTTCATGCGCCCGGTGTGTTTGTCGTAGTACAGTTCTCCGGCCAAACCAACGTCGCCGGTGTAGCGGCACTTGAGAACGCGCAGCGTGGTGGTGTTGGCCACGATCTCGTCGTCGCTCTGTGTGTCTCGCTCCATCGCCACCACTGTATCGCTGATCTGCGCGATGCCGTGCGATCCTCGCAGATGCCCGAGATTGACCTCGATGCCCTCTTCGTGCGACTTGTCGCCGTTCAACCGGCGCAGATGAGTAACAAGATGAATAGCACAGCCGGTCTCCTCCGTAAGCTGCCGCAGCAGCGTCATCACGCGATCGATTGCCTTTCGCTCGTCCACCATATCCAGTCCGCTTACAAGAATGCTCAGGTGGTCGATGAAGATCACCTTGCAGTCGAGTCCGACAACCATGTAACGCACTCGGCTCAGCAAATCCTCGATCTGCATCGAGCCGAAATGGTCATACAAATAAACGCGTCCGCTACCCAGCGTTGCGTCGAAAAACTTACGAATATCGTCGCGGCTGTAACGCGAGAAAACTTCGTTCAGGTGAAGCTTGTCGTTCGCCTCCACTGCCATGATGCCGCGACGAGTGCGGTCCACGCTTTCCTCAAGGGCAATGATGCCGATATTCATATCCGTGTTCTTGAGATAGTGGTGCTGTAGCTCGCGCAGCACACTACTCTTGCCCACGCCGGTTCCTGCGGCCCATGTGATAATCTCTCTGGGCCGGATGCCCAAAGTCTTATTTTCCAGCGACTTCCAAGGGAATGCGATACTCTTCAGGCTCTGTTCTGACCAGAGCGCGTCGAAGTTATCCGACCCGTTGCGAATGCCGCTGGGCGTGTAGCAGGAGGCGTCTTTGAGGCGAGACACAAACTCTGCCGCCCGCCCTTGTTTGTTGTACTCGCACGCGTCCTTCAAGGTGAGAGAGACGACATATGCCCTGCCGGGGTGCAGCAGCTTGGCGCACTGCTCAGCGGCCTTGCGCCCCGGCTCGTCGTTGTCGAAGCAGATGAACACTCGGCGAAAGCTCTCAAACAACTGCAAGTTGTTCTTGAAATCTCGCTCTGCTCCCGAAGCGCCGGAGCGAACGCTCAGCACCGGCACCAGTGCCTTGCCAGCGACTCCGGTGACGGTACTGGCCTCGGGCGAGATTCGATTGGCCATCTGAAAAGCGGCCAAGGCGTCGGATTCGCCCTCGGTGACAATGATGGTGTCGTTATTGTGCGAGGCCACGCCTTTGCTCAGAGTCTGGTAGCCAAACATCTCAGCGTCGGAGAAGTGCCCTTCGGCGTAGAACTTCTTGCCGCTGCGCCTGACCTTTCGCGCCACGGCGTTGCTGTCCTTGTCGTAGTACTGAAAGCAGACGGCGGTGTCGCTGAGCAGCACGTCGTAGTACTCGGTGACCGCCTTGGAGATTCTGCGATCTTGCCAATTGTCGTTGCTGGTGTCTTCGGCGAGAGCAGCGTCGGCAGACGTGTTCAAGTAGACAACTCCTCGATCTAGACCCTCGGGGGGTGTGTAGGTTTGGCAGCTGAAGCACCACCAGTGACCATCGTCGTACACAGCAGCGGCGTCGGAAGAGCCGCAGTGTTGACAGGGCTGGTGTATCTTCAGCGCCTTTGCTTCGGTGTCGTGGCCTTGGTCGTACAAGTCAGCGGTCCTCCATCTGCGACATCTCGCAGGCCAGAGCGGCGTAGGCCGACATATCGACAAAGCTGTCGTCGGTCCACGCGTTCATCAGCCTAGCAGTCTTCAGCTGCATCATCATCAGCGCAACGTCCACAGCGTTCAGTTCGCACCCGATCGCCAAGCGTTCGCGCAGCATCGCGTTCCAGAGATCGGCGATGCGGCGATGGTTCAAGTAGGCGTCGCCGTAGTCTTTCTTGCGATCTCCGTTGATCAGTTCCCCGGCTCGATTTAGGCACTCGTTGCGGTCCATTATTCCTCGTCTCCTTCCTCAACCGTGTTGTTGAAAAGCTGCCAGAACGCGTTGACCAGTTTCTGGTACTCGCTCATAAACATGTCGCCGTCGCACTCCATCATCTGCCGCACAGGACCGATGATCAGGGGCGCGAGGCGTTTGATGAACTCATCGCCGTCTACCTCGACGTTATAACTCCACTTGTAGAGCTTGCGCGGCTTATCGGAAGTGTCGGCGGCGGTCTTCTTGGCGGTGCTAGACATAGATTTCATGCTCCTCGGCTGCGGTTCCTATGGAAAACCAGATTGGTGTGTTGCGCTTGGTCCACTTGGCCATGTAGGCCTTGTCGCCTACGTAGTAGTTTCTATAAGCAGTCACAGGGTCGTTGTCAACCTTAAACTTGTCGGGCATACACTGCGGCACCTCTGTCCTTGGCTGTGTGAACAGACAGTTTGGAGGGATAGAGGCCAGGCTTTCGCGCAGCCGTGAGGTGGCGTGTACTCTGCCGTAGCGGTGCCGGTACTCGTCCAGCAGTTCGCAGAACAGCGTGTAGAGCCAGATGTAGTTGTAGCGGCCGGAACGTGCCCAGACAGCGCTGGGGTGGTTGCGGTGAGTGGCCCGGTACATGTCTTCGGTAGCGCTGCCCGCTTCGTGGTGAGCGGTGCAGAGCAGCTGCGCGTACTCCAGTATCATCTTGACCACGTGCTTGTCGCAGTGCATTCGAGCGCAGCGCTGCGGGTTGTGGTCGAGATAGAAAATATTCAACTAGGCCTCCTCCTCCAAAGTGATAACGTGCATCTTGGCCAGTTCCAGCATCCAGAGCATGTCGGGCTTATAGGCCATGCTGGTGGCAAAGTAAAGCGTGCCCTCTGCGTCCCAGCCGACCACTATGGCATCCTCTATGCGGTCCAAAGCGCCGTTCAGAACGTCGTTAGGCGGTATGGGGAAGTGCGACGGCGGGGCGAAGGGGATGATGTTGTCGTCATCGCTCACGCTTCATCCCCCTCTCCAGCTTCAGGGCGGAGCAGAGCAGTATCGCTATCAGATTGCCCAGTATCGACATCAAAGGTTCCTTCCACAGTTTCTTTCACGATCTCGGCGCAGACCGAGCAGATATCGCTGTTGCGTCCCAGAGACAGCAACACGTCGCAGATAGCGCACCTCATTCGACCAGTTCCAATTTCTCGCGCCAGCTGGTGGCGAGCTTGACAAAGTTGCTATGGTCCATCAGCAGGTTTATCAGGTCTTGTCTGCGTACTTGTACCTGCTTGCCTCTGCCGGAAGAGGCCATGAGGTGTAGGTTGTCGAATTGTTCGTCGGTGGTGTAAAGCTTCATATTTTTCCCTCTCTCCGGTTCCGTTTAGTTCTCATTTTGAGTTGGTCCAAGACCAATAACCGGACCTAAACCAAGACCCAGACCCCGACCCCGACCAAGACATAGACCTAGACCCAGACCTAGACACAGCCCCAAATTTAGACCAAGACCTAGACCAAGCCCCAGACCTCGACCAAAAACTAGACCCAGATCCAGACCTCGACCAAGCCCTAGACCTCGACAAAGACCTAAAATTATTCCGTTTAGTTCTCATGTGCTGCTCCAAGACCTAGACCAAGCCCCAGCCACAGACACAGACCAAGACGCAGCCCCAGACACAGACAAAGCCCAATATCTAGACTTAGACCAAAGCAAAGACCCAGACCCAGACATAGACTCAGACAACGCCCGAGACCCAGACTCAGACCTAAACCTATACTTATTTCGTTTTTTTCTCAGCATCGTGTGAACTCTCTAGGAAAAGCTGCTGGAGTGACGACAAGTCGTCGTCGCCGCCACTCCAGCCAGACAGCTACGACTTCAGAACGCCGAAGGACTCAATCGCCTGCGTCGCCACGTACCAATCGTCGGGCAGCGGCTGCATGTCCTTCCACTTCTTTTCGCCAAAGGGACCAGTCTCGTAGACAATCCCCGCATCCTCCAGCTTGACGCACGTCTGATTAACGCCGACCATCTTGCCGGTGTAGATGTAGACGCCGCAGAACAGCGTAACACGCTGCCCCATCAGAGCCTCAAGGCCCTCGTTTTCGACTTCCTTGACCATGACTTTCACGTCGTTCTCCTGTCCAATATTGCATCAGTGCAGTGGTGTCATTAGTGTAAGATACTAATGACACCATTGATGTCACCAATGGTATCAATAGTGATATATAGAAGCGGTAGACCAGATTTCAAGGACTAATTTAGCACCGATTTGGTGTCGATCCCAGGTTCTTGGTCCATATAGGTCTTGAATTCCTCCAAAGCGATCATGATGAAGTAGGCGGTGGAGCGGTCGTTGAGCATGGCCGTGGTCTGATACCATTTGATCACGTCTTCGGAAAGACCTTCCTCGCGCAGAGCGTCCCAGAGTTCGCGTTCGAACCAAACTTCTAGCATGTGTGTCCTCATAGGTTGCGGCAGTGGTAGAGTATGAGCATTAGCACGGCGAAGAATGCGATGCAAACGATTTCGCTGTCTGTCACCTCATTCTCCATAAAGTTCTGTGAGACGCTCTTCGCGCGTCACAGGCTCGGACGCCCAGACGGGCGTCCACTGCTCTCGATTGCAGCCGTGGCAATACCACCAGTCGCGGTGACCGGCGGTGTACACGTACTCCATGCGGTCGTGGCAGCGTGTACAATTTTTCATCTTTATCTCCGAAAATGTTTGAGCCAGCACAAAGCGCACCAAAGCGCTTTGCAGGATACCACCGTTGCCGATTGATGGCAACGGTGGCAACGGTGCTCCGATTTAGACAAAGCTCCACAGCATCTTGCGCGGGCACTTGCGCTCGATGTAGATGCTGGTCTTCCCCGCGTGCAGCGCGGTAAAGGTCTTACCCTTCGAAATGCCCCAGCGTGTGACGCGGACGCGACGCCGCACTAGGCCATGTGCCCAGCGATAACCGCGCGTTCCGTCATTGAGTTTCCGAAATTTAAACATATCGTGTTCTCCGTTTGGGTTTGGGTTTCAACACTGGCAAGATTGCCAGTAGTGGCCATGCGGGACAATTGCAATTTCCGCATGGCCGCTATGCGTTAGTGTTTGGGATACGCAATCAATGCAACGTCCGGCGACCAGCAAGCGCGACAAGGTCCGCACTGATTTCCGCGCGTGCGCGCCTCGCAGGGCACAGCGTCTGCGGGCGCGCCGTGGGCCTTGGTGTAAACCATGCTAGCGTGCGGCGCATTGGGGCGCTGGCCGTCGATTTTGCTGGCGCTGACACGAACCACCAAATTCGCCGGAAACTGGCCATTGTTGGCCAGCCATGCTGCGACAATGCCGCGTTCCTGCGTGGGTAGCCAGTGGCGCACGTCGGGCGTCATGCGGGCAACATTGACGATCGCGTCCAACATTGCCAGCGACTGTAGGTCCCCGCTGTCGAACCATCGATGATAGCCGTCGGTGTTGTAACGCTTGATCTGGAATGCCATCGCCTGAGCCCATGCGTCCGG